TTGATGTTGCAAACTATGTACAAAAGATTAACCCACAAAATAAACAACAAATATATTCAATTTACAGAGAAATGATCCCAAAAAAGAAAACCTGGCTTAAATACATTAAAAACCAACAAAGAAAAAACTATCAAGAATTAGCAGAATATGTAGCTGAACATTTTGAATGTTCTCTTGGAGAAGCAGATCATTATATTGATATTTTGAGACGTGATGGAATTTCAGGTATATTATGGGATATGGGAATTGAAGAAGATGAAATGGATAAACTATTTAAAAAAGCAAAGTTATGAGTAAATTAAGAAATATGCTTTACACTTCAGCAATAGCAGATAAAGCAAAAGCATTATTATCTTTAGAATTGTTAGAAGAAAACCCAGCAGGAATTGGAGATCATTCAACAGAAGATTTTTATAAAAATGCTGAAGAAGCACTTGCTATGTTAGCTGATGCTGATGAGAGGTTAGAAACAATAGAAAAATATTTAGATCAAAAAGAAGTTATTTAATTATATGAAAAAAGCAAGTTATGATGAAATTGTAGGGTCAACAGTAGGTGACTTTGAAAAAATGTATCCTGAATTAGCAGGAGAATTTAAACAAATCCAAAAAGAACAGTATGATTTATTTGCTGGAAAAATGTTGGATTATGGATTAGGTAATATTGCTTTAGGGTCTACACTCGAGGAAGAAGAAGATATACAACTCTCGTTGACAGGTATTTGGTTGCGTTGTAACGACAAGATAAACCGCCTAAAAAACATGCTTAAACGTAAGGGTAAAAGTTATGTTACTGATGAGCCTATGATAGATAGTTTTATAGATATTTCTAACTATGGAATTATAGCTCAATTAGTAATGAGAAATAAATGGAAAAAATAAGTTGTGGGAAAAAAGAAAAAATTACCTCAAATTGTAAAAGATATAAGAGCATACAAACCTGATGAGATAAATTATGCTTATCAGAAAAATGTATCCTATTCTCAATTCTCAATGTATAGGAGTTGTCCTCATAAGTGGGCTCTTCAATATAAAGATGGACATAAAATATTTTCTTCAACTGTCCACACAGTATTTGGAACAGCATTACACGAAGTCCTCCAACATTATTTAGATGTAATGTATGAACAAAGTGCGGCCGCAGCTGATAGATTAGATATTTACACTATGTTTGAGGATGCTTTAAGAGAAGAATATAGAATCCAATATAAGAAAAATAAAAGTCAACATTTTAGTGATTCTGAGGAGCTAAGAGAATTTTATGAAGATGGTGTTGAAATTATAAAAACATTTAAAAGAAAAAAAGGACAACATTTTAATAAAAAAGGATGGTATCTAGTAGGATGTGAAATACCTGTTATAATACCACCACATAAATTTTATAATAATGTTATCTATCAAGGTTATTTAGATATTGTAATGTATCATGAACCTACTCAGACGTTTAAAATTATAGATATTAAAACTTCCACTCGTGGTTGGAATGATAAAGTAAAGAAGGATGAAGATAAGCAATTTCAATTAATTTTATATAAAAAGTTTTTTGCGGAACAGTTTAATATTCCCGTAAGTAATATTGATATTGAATTTTTTATCTTAAAACGTAAGGTATATGACCACCCAGATTATTTTATACCTAGAATACAAACATTTGTACCAGCTTCAGGTAAAGTAAAACTAAATAAAGCAGATAAAGCATTAAACAATTTTATCGAAGAGGTATTTGATAAAAATGGATACAAAGATAAAAATTATGTTCCTACTCCTTCGAAATGGAATTGTACATTTTGTCCTTTTAAAGATAATTCAGAACTATGTGGAGTATCACAATAAAATTAGTATATTAAAATAAATAAGAATCAATTATGAGCAATAAAGAGATGACACTAACCAGTGTAAAAGTTCAAAGTGAACTATTTGAGAATTTTAAAATTGAGTGTGTAAAACGTAAATTTTCATTTCAAAAACTTTCAGATAGAGCAATCCATCTATTTTTAACAGATGAAGAGTTTAGAAAAAAAATTACTAATCATACAAATTTAGATTTTACAGAAAAATAAATTATGAAAGAAGGTTATATTAAGCCATCAGATAGGAAAAAAATATTACTTCTAACTGATGATATTAGAGTACACTCAGGAGTGGCTCAAATTGGAAGAGAAATGGTTTTACACACATCCCACAGATATAATTGGGTGCAACTAGCAGGTGCTGTAAAACACCCAGATAAAGGTAAAAGAGTAGATTTATCATCTGATAATAATAAATTAGCAGGAATTGATGATTCATCTGTTATTTTATACCCAACAGATGGTTATGGCAACCCAGATTTATTAAAGGGGGTTATGGAAACTGAAAAACCAGATGCTATTTTCTTAATTACAGATCCAAGATATTTTCAATGGGTATTTGCTATGGAAAATCAAATTAGGAAAGAAATCCCAATTGTATATCTTAATATTTGGGATAGTATGCCAGCTCCAATGTATAATAAAGAATTTTATGAATCATGTGATGCTTTATTTGGAATATCAAAACAAACAAAAGCTATTAATGAAATTGTTTTAGGTGATAAAGCTAAAAACAAAGTTATTAAATATGTCCCACATGGTTTAAATAATAAAATATTTCGTCCTTTAGATAAAACAGACGAACAATTACAAAAAATGAAAAAACACTTATCTAAGGGTAAGGATTGTGATTTTATGTTGTTGTTTAATTCAAGAAATATTAGAAGAAAATCAATTTCAGATACTATATTAGCATGGAAATTATTTTTAGATGAGTTGACTCCTGAAAAAAGAGATAAATGTACTTTAGTTCTTCATACAGAACCTGTAAGCGAACATGGAACAGATTTAGGTGCAGTCATTGAATATTTTTTCCCAGAAGGAAATGGAAATGTTGTAATATCAGCTGATAAACTTACAACTGAACAGATGAATATGATGTATAATTGTGCCGATAGTGTTATTTTAATATCTTCAGCTGAAGGGTGGGGGTTAGCATTAACTGAATCACTATTATCAGGTACTCCATTTATTGCTAATGTAACAGGTGGTATGCAAGATCAAATGAGATTTGAAGATGAAGATGGAAATTGGGTTAATTTTAATAAAGATATCCCATCCAACCATAGAGGTACTTATACTAAACATGGTAAATGGGTATTACCTACATTTCCAACTAATTTATCAATTGTTGGATCCCCAGTAACACCTTACATTTATGATGATAGATGTTCTTTTGAAGATGCTTCTGAAAAAATCATGGAAATGTATAAAATGGGAGATAAAGAAAGAACTGAAAGAGGTAAAGCAGGTATGGAATGGGCTTTATCTGATGAGGCAGGATTTACATCAGAAAAAATGTCTAACCGAATTATAGAAGGATTAGATGAGTTATTTGAGACATGGTCACCTAGAGAAAAATTTGAATTTCTTGCAGATACTGACTTTGAATCAAGAGTTTTAAAACATGAAATAATATATTAAATGAAAAATACATTTTACGTAAGTTGCCCAATTGACACATACTCAGGATATGGAGCACGTTCTAGAGATTTTGTTAAAGCTTTAATTCAAAGCGAAAAATATGATGTTAAAATATTAGCACAAAGGTGGGGTAGTACACCTTTTGGTTTTATTAAAGACCACCAGGAAGAATGGGGATTTTTAACACCTCATTTATTAAATTTACCTAATAACCAATTAGATAAACAACCTGATATTTGGTGTCAAATAACTGTACCTAATGAATTTCAAAAAGTTGGAAAATATAATATTGGACTTACAGCAGGAATTGAAACTACAATATGTGCCCACCAATGGATTGAAGGTTGTAATAGGATGGATTTAATTCTAACATCTTCTAAACATAGTAAATCAGTATTTGAAAGTACAGTATATGATGGTAAAAACTCCCAAAATGGTCAAACAGTAAAGTTAAAATTAACAACACCTTGTGAAGTTTTAATTGAAGGTGCTGATTTAGATGTTTATAAAAAAATTGACAAAAAAGATTTTAAAAATAAAGAACTATTAAACCAGATTAATTGTATTCCTGAATCATTTGCTTATTTATTTGTTGGACATTGGATGAAGGGTCAAATAGGAGAGGATAGAAAAAATGTTGGGTTGCTTATTAAGGCATTTTATGAATTATTTAAAAATAAGAAAAAGAAACCAGCACTAATTTTAAAAATGAGTGGGGGTGGAGCTAGTTATATGGATAGGTATGAAATGCAAAAAAGAATACAATCTATTCGTAAAAGTGTTCCCGCAAGTTTATTACCTAATGTTTATTTACTTCATGGTGAGTTTAATGATTCCGAAATAAATGAATTATATAACCATCCAAAAGTTAAAGCAATGGTTAGTTTAACTAAAGGTGAAGGATTTGGTAGACCATTACTTGAATTTAGTTTAACTAATAAACCTGTAATAGCTTCAAATTGGTCAGGTCAAACTGACTTCTTAAAATCCGATTTTTCAGCAATGATGGGTGGACAATTAACAAAAATCCATCCATCAGCACAACAAAAAGATATGTTGATAGAAAATTCTGAATGGTTTAGTGTTAATCATGGTGAAATTGGTCGTTATTTAAATGAGGTTTTTGAACAATATAAAGATTGGAAAGTAAAAGGTAAACGTCAAGGATATTATAGTAGATCCAATTTTAGTTTTGCTAAAATGGAAGAACAATTAGATAAACTCTTAACAGATAATTTACCAAAATTTGCAGAAGAAGTCACTATTTCACTTCCTCAATTTGATAAAAAACCATCACTCCCAAAATTAAAAAAAGTATAAAATGGATAATATGATTATATGTGACAGGTGTGGTTCTGACGCTTGTTATGTTCAAAATGTAAATGAAGAAATTAAAATCCAACAATGTTATGGGTGTGGGTTTATGACTAATAGTTTATTAAAAAAAGGAACACAATTCTTTGAAGAACAAATGGAGTTACTCCCTAATTTATATAAAGAATTAATGGGTGAGGATAATGATGGAAAAATTTGGATGCCTTCAACTATTAATTTACCTGAAAAGGGAATGATATTTGCTAATGGAGCTGATGGGGAAAATTGGAAATGGGGAGCAGTTAAAGCTGTTGAAGTAAAAGATGATGAAAAAGAAAAATATCCTATTCCTCATAAGAAAGGTGAATTTTATAAACATAGAATGGATATGTCAACTCTCCAGGAATTTGATGAAAAAGATTATATTGAAGCATTAGATTATATTGGTATATTTACTCAAAAATAAAGAAAAATGAAAATAAGTTATGCAATTACAGTTTGTAATGAATTAGTAGAAATACAAAAACTAGTTCCATATTTACGAAAACATATAAGGAAAGAAGATGAGATAGTTATCTTGTTTGATAAAAAGAATGGTGATAGGAAAATTGAAGAATTTTTAAGAGGAAATTCTGTTAATGATAAGTTAAACTGGAGTGGGAAAAATTTCAATGGAAACTTTTCACAGTGGAAAAATAAATTAAATAAAATGTGTAAAGGAGATTACATATTTCAAATTGATGCTGATGAAATACCTAATGAAATATTAATTCAAAATCTCCATACTATTCTAGAAACAAACCCTGATGTTGAAGTTTACCATGTTCCAAGAGTTAATACAGTAGAAGGTTTAACTGATGAACATATTAAAAAATGGAGATGGAGAGTTGATGATAAGGGTTGGGTTAACTGGCCAGATTATCAAATGAGAGTATATAAAAACAAACCTGAGATTCAATGGAGAAATAAAGTACATGAGGTGATTGAAGGTCATACACAATTCTCAGCATTCCCTCCCCAAGAAGAACTTGCATTATATCATCCTAAAGATATAAAAAGGCAAGAAAAACAAAATGAATATTATGATACATTGTAAATGGAAAATAAACCAAGTTATAATGTAACAATATCAATTGATGATATTCACCCTGAAAAAGGTTGGGGATTGGAAGGAGATGAACAAATGGTATATTTAGAAGAATTAAATAGGTTATTTGGTGCTAAGTTTACTTTATTTATACCTTCAAATTATCATAACACATCACCTTTATCAAAACATAAAGATTGGGTTGATTGGTTAAAATCAAAAGATTATTTTGAATTAGCAGCTCATGGGCACTACCATGAATGTGAAAA